GGTGACATTGACGTAGCAGGTGGCTATGTCAATAACTATCTCCCATACTTCAAGCAACCTGAAGTCCGTATGATGTTAGCAGGATTCGCAGCACGAGAGGCATTGCACGTAGCAGCATACTCACATCTAATTGAGACACTAGGTATGCCTGAGTCTACGTACAACGAGTTCCTTGAGTATGACGCTATGAAAGACAAGCACGAATACTTCATGGATATGTCAAACAAGAATGGCACTGTAGAATCAGTAGCAACAAACATTGCCGCCTTCTCAGCGTTTACAGAAGGTATGCAGTTGTTCAGCTCGTTCATTATGTTGCTGAACTTTCCACGCCATGGTAAGATGAAGGGCATGGGACAGATTGTTACATGGTCTATTGTTGACGAGACACAGCACGCTGAGTCTATGATTAAGTTGTTCCGTGAGTACGTAGAGGAGAACATTGATATTTGGAATGACAAACTGAAGTCCTCTATATACACTATTGCTGAGAAGATGGTAGAACTTGAGGACAAGTTTATTGACTTGGCATTTGCTATGGGCCCAATGGAAGGCCTGACACCAGAAGATGTAAAGACATATATAAGATATATTTGTGATAGGCGTCTCATTACTTTGGGCCTCAAAGGTATTTTCAAAGTTAAGAAGAATCCTTTGTTGTGGGTTGAGGAAATGATAAATGCTCCTACTCACACAAACTTCTTTGAGAACAGAGCAACAGACTATGCACGTGGTGCGACAACAGGTACCTGGGACGAAGTATGGGCCTAAAATGGTTACAGTATTACGCTAAGATAGCAGAAGAAACAGCAAAGCTATCAACAGCAAAGAAACTACAAGTAGGGTGTGTCATTGTAAAAGATAACAGGATACTGTCTATAGGTTACAATGGTATGCCCTCAGGCTGGACTAACGAGTGTGAAGATGTAGTAGATACAGGAACTAATATATACTACACAAGTAAACCAGAAGTCTTACACGCAGAAGCAAATGCGCTAATGAAGTTGTGTAAGTCAACAGATTCAAGTGAAGGTGCTACATTGTTTGTCACGCACTTTCCTTGTATTGAGTGTGCTAAACTGATATATCAGGCAGGCATCTCACAGGCATATTACATAAACGAATACAACGCTACTAAAGGGAGCGGAGATAACTTTTTACGAGAAGCAGGAATAGAAGTATGTCAAATAAAACAACAGTAGAACATTATTGCGAGCATTGTGGTGTCGAATACATGGTGACATGGGACGAGGATAACACGCCTGATGATCCTATCTTTTGCCCATATTGTGCAACAGGTATTGATAATGGACTAGACTTAGGTGAAGATGCACAATGACAGACAAATGGCACGGCGGTAAGGGCTCCAGGTATCGCAAAATAGATCAACAGGCTTACAACGAAAATTGGGACCGTATCTTCGGTAAGAAAGACAATATAAATAGTACATCTGATAATGAGGATGTACTTGATGGCGAAGAAGAAAACACGGAAACCGAAAGAGAAACAGATACATAGAGTTTATTGCACATATTTTCCTAATGGTGATTATTATATAGGATACTCAGGCAAGCCTCAAAGGCTCTATGAAAAATATTATGGTAGCTCCAAGTACGTTAAGGAGTATGAAGGTGAACTTGCAAAAGAAACTATTGCCGAGTTTGAGAAGAAGTCTCATGCTAAGATGCAGGAGTTTCTATTACAGTGGCAGCAACGCCACGATCCTCAATGTCTAAACTCTATGTTAAATATAAGACTGAACAAAGAGCCATTAGCTGACTTTGTTCCTATAGAGTGGTTACCCAATGTTAAAAGTTGAAAACGATAAAGCAATACTGTATTCAATGGGTAGGTGTGGTACAAAGTCAATGACTCACCACATACTAGGTTATTCCTACAGTGACATATATGGTGACACTAATCAGCCACTAGAAGAAAGGTTCAAGTTTTTTATTGTGCCGGAAAGGATACAGCAGGCTGACAAGACACAGATACTTGTGTTGCGAGACCCTAAAGAAAGATTTGAAAGTGGGCATCAGTTATGGCTTGAGCAAAATCATATAGACCATCCACAGTATGATGACTACGAAAGGTTCATGTTGTACCACGGAGCACCTTTCCTACACAGACTGGACTTAGATATAAATTTCAAAATATTATTGTTTAACGAATTAAATAATTATGTGCCAGACATACGTAAAGACCCTAAACTAGAAAAAAGGGCATGGGTTCAAAACACATATGATTGGGACACTGAAATGGGTTTGTATTTTAAATTATTAAACGAAAACGAGCGCATTACAGTAGAGGAATTTAACAGATGTTTTTCATAGCACTTTTGTTATGTTCGGCATTAGCAGTATCAGCAGTAGCAGGTTGGTTCTCAATAGTAGGACTGATGGCTATCTTTCCAGGAGTGCCTATACCTATCTTAACAATGGGAATAGTGCTTGAAGTAGCAAAACTGGTCACCGCCTCTTGGATATATCGTAATTGGGACACGGCAGCACTACTACACAAAGTTTATTTGACTACCTCTGTAGTTATTTTATCATTTATTACAAGTATGGGAATCTATGGGTTCCTATCCAAAGCACACATTGAACAAACTATTACAATGGGAGGCAACAATGCTCTACAGATAGAGAGCATTGAAAGGCGAATCACCAACGAGAGGCGTGTCATTACTGATGCGGAAAACGTCATTGAAAGTCTCGATGCCTCTGTCCAAATACTCCAAGAGTATGACAGAATACGAGGACCTGATGGGGCATTAGCGGTAAGACAGTCACAGGCAGAAGAAAGACAAGGACTCAATGCTACCATTGAGCAGGCATTGCAGAATATTGAATCACTTGAGGATGATTTACGGCCACTACGGCAAACAGCATTACAGCAAGAGGCAGAAGTTGGCCCGGTTAAGTATATAGCGGCACTTATATATGAAAACCCTGAAGAAATGCTTGACAACACGGTGCGACTTGTAGTAATATTAATAGTATTAGTATTTGACCCGTTGGCTATATTACTTGTGATAGCGGCCAACCAGTCATTACTACAGCGCAGAGGTGAGAAAATATCCTTTGTGACAATAGAAGAACCTGTCGAGGACTTTGGTATCGAACCTGAGGCTCCTGATTTGACAGAAACAGAAATAGAACAGTTTAATAGATTGGACAGGTCAGTAAGAAGTAAGTTAAGTTGGCTGATTGATAGAAAAAGGAAAGATGATGAAAAAGAATGATGTGGTGACGGTTGTTACCTCTGTAGGTGAATTTGTTGGTAAGTTTGTAAGTGACAGTCCAGAGGGTGTAACTATTGATGACCCACGTATGATTGTTCATAGCCAGCAAGGTATGGGTTTTGCTAAAGGTGTCAGTATGGCAGGGATTGAAGATCCTAAACAAGTGACATTTGGAGCAGGACAGATTGTAACTGTGATGGAAATAAATCCTGCCGTTGAGAAAGCCTGGCGAGAGTTTACTTCCGGTATTGTAATATAATGGAGAATGAAATGAGCAGAGAAGATTACGTTAGCGCACTACAGACAGGTGTGCGTACAATTACTTTCACAAAGAAAGACGGCACAGAACGTGTGATGAAGGCCACACTACAGGAAAGTGTAGTGCCTGCAACAAAAGGAACCAGAACAGCTCCTGAAACTAATCTAGTTGTTTTTGATACTGAAAACAACGGCTGGCGTTCTGTTATTATTAAGAACATCAAGTCCTTTACATGAAGGTAACTGTTATAGGAAACGGCCTCTCTCGGAGGCCAATTCCTTTAGATAAGATTTCAGGCACTACAATAGGGTGCAATGAAATCTTTGAGGAGTTTACTCCTGACTATATCTGTGTAGTGGATCAACGGGTGATGAAGTCATTATATGAAAGTGATTACAATAACCCAGTCTACTACAGACACAAAGCACTGCGAGGAGATGTTGATACTCCGAAACATAACTGGCACTCCCCTGACTTTCTACAGTATAACAACAGCGGAAATGCTGGACTAGAACTAGCAATACACTTAGGGGCCACAGAAATAGACTTATTAGGATTTGATTGTGGCCCTGGCCGTTTGTTGAGATTGAGTTATATGAAGGATGCTCAATTTGATTTATGGGCAAAGTATCTTATATTCAAGTCCATACAGCACAAAGGTATCCGTAGAATTATTAGCCAAGAATCTACACCTATCCCCGATGTTCCCTCAATATCTGTGGAAGATTACATAAAAGAGCTTGACATTTAAGGATTCTTTCTGTTATAATTAGTAGTATGAATAGAAGGAGTCCATCATGGCAAAAACTAAACGAGCACGCAGCACCTATGTGTTGCCGGAACCTAAGTGGGCAGAGTTTAAACTGCTCACCGATGACAAAGAACGAGACATAGCTTTACGCGGTTGTCTGTATTTCGTGCATTACGAGATACAGGATAAGGTAGGTGTCACACAATTTAAAAAGTGGGCAAAAGCAAACTGGGACAAGGACACAGTGTCCTCTATCCTCAAGTTGCCTGACTCTACTTTTTATTCAGTTGCTAAATATTTTTACTGTTGGAGTAAGTTGGGTTGGTTGACAGAATCAACAGCAGCTTTCATTGACAAACAGAAAGATGTTTGGCTATCACAAGCAGCTTCCTATGTAGCAGATAAGGAAGACAAACCCAAAGTTGTAAACATACGAGAGAATCTTAATAAGTTTGCTATGGGTGTAGATGATAACATTGAGTATATTATCAATGGCGCACAGGTAACTAACTACAAGGACTTTGTAGAAGCATACAAACTCAACAATGCTGAGACAGCACAGGCTGTTACTATTGTAGACGAGTTTGCTATGGAGTTTAGAGAGTTAGCACAGGGTGACGATGAGCAGTTGAAAGAAGGCTATTCACACGTTAAAAGGTCTACACTCAAGCATCTGTTAGCTTTCTTTGACGGCTTACAAATAGCACTCATGGAAACAAAACAGGCTAAAAAGATTACACGTATCAGACGTAAGCGCCCTGTTGACAAGAACAAACTTG